CGTCCACTGGTACGCGGATGCTGCGGGCAACGTCAGCCAGACCCAGTCGCTCAGGGGCGTGGACGAGATAACGCAGGTCTACGACTATTCGAGTGCCGAGACCGCCGAACTGAACCAGAAGACCCGTGAGAAACTACAGGATCTGCAGTCCGAGGGCGATGTGAAGGTCACCGTCCGCGACGACGCGAACGTGGTGTTCGATGTTGGCGACACCGTGACCGCACGTGACAATCTCACGGGCATCACCGTCAACGCGACTATCAGCAAGAAAATCGTCAAGGTCTCGGGCGGCGTCCTAAGCGTCGATTACGAGGCCGAATAGAAAGGAACGTCATGGCCAAGAACAACGACTGCATCGTCGCCGAATGCGACCGATGCGGAAGATTCGTCTGGTACACCCCATCGAACGCGGACGCCCTGAAAAACGACTGGTGGGACGTGCAATCCCACACGTCGCTCATCGGCCGCAAAACATTAAACAATGGCACTGGTGTGCCGATGGTGATGCCGTCCAACGGGATGCGGTACAACGGCATATCGTAGGTGGTGCCCCCGTCCAACGGGCTGGTGGTGTTCAACGTTGGGTCGGTGGGCGTGCCCGTGGTGGGCGTGCCCCTGACCACCACCAGTTCCGCGCTCTCAACCGACTGCGAGCCCTTCGCATAGCGGCATACGATCAGATCGTTGCGTTTCTGCCCCTGACTGCCGTTCGTGACGATCAGGTCCTCGGGCGTGCCCTGGCTGACGTGACGCCCCTGCATGACCAGCTCGCCCGTGCCGACAGTCACCTTGTTCGCCGAAACGACGGTGATTTCGAACTTATCGTGCACGTCGAGCACATAATCATCCAAACCGAGGATGCCGGCGTTCAATCCTGCGGCCTGTTCCGCCGTGGCGTGCGCCTTGTTCGCATGTCCGGTTACGAGTTCAACCATTCTGCTTGCCTCCGTTCTTCTTCCATGATTCGAAGCTGTTGTCGGCGTCCCTGAGACGGTTGACGTATTCCTGGTGGCAGTTGGAGCAGAAGTAGTAGCCGTGTTGGTTGCCGTCGGCGTCGAGGCGTTCCCTAACCCCCAGCGTCTTGTACAACGCGAATGGGTGGAAGGTCACGAGGTGCGGGTCGATCATGGCCGTCAATGCGAGCGTGAAATTCGGCGGCGGCTCATGGGACTCGTTGAACTGCCCGTACACGGTGCCCGACGACCTCAGACCTAAAAAAGAGGTCGGCGTTCCGATGGTGGTCAGCAACGGCGGTAGCCATACTGGACTGCTTGTGGTCAATCCCTCTGGTCTGATACGAGCCGCGAACCTTGGCAGTTCCGGCAGCAACGATGATCGAGTAGGCTACTTGACGTGGTTCGTCGGCGTCTAGGCTGGCATTGGGTCATCCGTGTACCAGACGCCGGTGCAGCCCGCGTAAGCATTGTTCGGATTGCCGAGCATGGTCACCTTGCCTGATTTTTCGCTGTAAAGGATTAGCGTGCAGTTTCCGCCGAACACCGCTATCGCAGTGTTTCCTGTCACCGGTCTGTAACCCTGTGGTATGGTTTCCTGCGCCGCCACGTAATTCTGATCGCCGCTTCCATCGAATTTCACGTTTCCGCTCGCGAAACACAGGCTGCCAATGCGGTCGAACCTGATAAGGCCACGGCTGTACGGCACTTTCCATGTTGCCGTGCGATGGGTTAGGGAAAGCTATGCGATGGCATAGGTCACGGAAATGTCAACGACACTCCACGTATGGGATTGACTGCCGTAGCGGTGAATCAACGTCACGTCACCGGTGGTGCTGACCGTGATGAGACCCCACGCGCCGTCCGTGGCGACGCCGAACAGGGCTCGTACCGGCACCCCCGGCCAGAAGCCGGGCTTGAGCTTGGCAATCACACTGTCCTTCGTAGTGGTCACCGCGTTCGCTCCCTGCGCCTGTATGGTGACGGTACCGGCCTTGGCGCACGCGGTGACATGCATGGCCGGAAACGTCTGACTGGCGATGATGTCAGCACGGGTTAGGGAATCCCGTTCAGGCGACCAAGGCTCGTTCCCAGAGGCGTTGCGCGTCTCGCAAAGCCGTGATATCCGGTTTGAGGTAATACTTTGCGGTGGTTTTGATGTCGCTGTGTCCGAGCATTTTGCTCACGATGGCGATATCCGCTCCCGCCGCCAGAGTGCTCGTCGCCCACGAGTGACGCAGGTTGCGTGCGGGCACATACGGCAGATCATGCCGTTTGCACCAGCTAGCGTATTGGCGTGCGGCTTGTGGCGGGGTGAGGGTGCCGATGAGTCGGCCTCCCTCGCGTGGTTTGATTTCGCGCAGTCGTTTGACGGCGAAGCGTGGCAACGGGAGCGTGCGGCGGCTTAATTCGGTTTTCGGCGGCACGACGGCCTCATGCCCGCCCACCCATTGCAGGCCACGCTCGACATGCAGCACTCCTGAGCGCAGGTCAATATCCGACCATTCCAGCCCGTACCCTTCCTCGGTACGCAATCCGCATGAGACGGCGCAGATAAGCCACGCTTCCAAAGGGTGAGCGTAGAAGCCCCGCAACAGCGTGCGCTGCTGACGGATGGTCAATATTCGCGGCTCGTAATGAGTTTTGGCCGGCAGTTGGATGTCACGCCTCGTGATGTCCACGTCCAAAAGGTTCCAGCGGATAGCCCGCCTGAGCATCGCGCGTAGTACGGCCCATGCCTTGCGTGCCGCGCCCGCGCTATCGAAACCGGCAAGCCATTTGTCGACCAGTTCCACGCTTATCGCGTCCATATCCGATGCGCCGAACACGGGTCTGACGTGCAACCGCCACGCGCTCTCGTAGCCCACGCGCGTGCTCTCACGCAGATTCCGCGTGCAATACGGCCAAAACCGGTTGGCCCAAAACTCTCGTAACAGCATTTTCAACCTCCAAAACCCACACGCCCGTTGGCCTATCCAACGGGGACGAACGTGTGGGTTTTCCAAAAAAGAGAGGGGAACGGGATGTCCCCATTCCAACAGTTATTCGGTTCCGTGGAATTCTGGAGCGCGGTCATTCTCGCCCTGATCGGGGGCGGCGGCATCGGCGGACTGGTCGGCGCATGGTCGAACAGCAGGAAGAACGAGGCCGATATCGACTCGATCACCGCCGACGCTGCCGACAAGGCCGTGAAAATCCTCACGGACAGCATCATCAGCCCGCTGCGTGAGCAGGTCGCCTACCAGGAGGAGCAGATACGGCATCTGGAGGAGGTGCAGCGCAAGTATTTCACGGCCGTGGCCTATACGCGCAGCCTGTTCCACTGGCTGCAGGATTTCTGCGAACTGGTGGAACCGGATTTTCTGGCGCGTCATCCGAAACCCAGTCTTCCGGATGAACTGCGCCCGGACGTGGCACCCGAAACAATCGAATCCAATAAGGAGGAACAGTAATGACCCAAATCCATATCAGCATCAGGAAGCCGAGGACCGGCGGCCTGGACCCGGTCACCGGCACGATGCGGTTCCGCCCGGTGCGTCGTCATTTCGACGCGGCGAAGAATCTTGTCATCGCGGCTTCGTTCGACGCGGACTTGTCCGAGGACGGTGAGTTGACGGTTGACCTGCTGCCCACGACGGGCGCGTTCGTCTGGCAGGTCATCGAGTTGGCGGACACGCCGCAGGCGTACACGCGTTACGTCGAGGTGCCGAACTCCAAGACCAAGGTCGAATACGCGGACCTCGTGGAAGTGGACGCCGGCACGTTCGTGCCGAAGGACATGGGTGGCGTGGCGGTGAAGATGCGTCCACCGGTCGGCTCGCTGGCGGAGGCGGAGACCGAATCCGACAACTATCCCGGCTACCTTGTCTGGTATCCCGAAGGGGTTTCGACCGCGAAGGCTCGTGAGATTCTGGAGAGTCTGGAACAGTTGCAGGCCGACGCTCAGACCAGTGCGGCAACCACGTTCGCACTGAAATCGCAGGTGGTACAGGATGCGGGCATGGTGTCGGATGCTGCTACTGCTGCGGCTTCCAGCGTGACCGCTGACGCTGACGCTGCTCGCCAGTCGATCCGGTCGAAGCAGACCGAGGCCACCGCCGCCATTGATAAGGCCGTGCAGTCCGTGCAGGACAAGGCCAAGTCGAGCGTGGAGAACATCCAGCAGGCAGAAGACGATGCGAAGAACGATGCCGGCACGCATGACGGTGCGGAGTCCGGCACCCAGACCGGTGAAGGCTCCACCACAGGAAACACCACCGATAATGTGACCGACGCTGATAGCGAGCCCGTCGAGGAGTGATGCCTTATGGCTGTGTTTCTGAACGGCCAGAAAATGGCCAAACCATTGATGAACGGGGTCGTATGGAACGCGTTGTATAACGGCCGCAGACTCTGGGCGACTCCGGCTGACACGGTGACGGGCGTGGAGATCCTCGCATCGGACGGCAGCCCCGCACCCACCGTGCTGTCCATCGGCGGGAGCGTAAAGTTGGCGGCCCGCGCCACTTACGCTGACGGGCACGTGGGCGATTTGCTGACCAGTGAGCATGTGTTCTTCAGATCGTTGGACGATTCGGTGGCCACGGTCAGCGGGAACACGGTCACGTGGAAGCATGGCGGTACCGCGTTGATCACCGCGAAGGTCGGCGGTTTCACTTCCGCCGTCGTGTCGATTGCCTCCGCCTACGCGCCGGAAAGCATCAGGGTCACGGACGATTCCGGCCAGCCGGTCGATGCAGTCACCCTGCGCGTGGGCGAGAGCAGGAACCTCAAGGTGACGGTCCTGCCCGATGCGGCATCGCAGGAGTTCACGGCCAGCGCCGCCAGCCCGGATATCGCCGTGGTTGGCGACGCGAAACCGACCGGCATCACCGTCACCCCGGAATCGTTGACATTGAGGGTGGGCGAGACAGCCAGCCTGAACGTCAACATCCTGCCGGATTACGCGCCGCAGGAATTCGCCGCGAACATCCTCGACAAGACCATCGCAACCATCAACAGTAAGGAGTAACCATCATGAACGAATCTTTTAGGGGGGGGGGTGGCCGTATCCGGCCTGA